ATAGTTCGCCTTAATGTTACCGGTCTTTATAAAAAAGTAACTAAAGAAGACTGAATACTATCTAATAATCCAGTTATCCTTGTATAAATCCTTATAAATAGGTCATTAGCATAGGGGAGGGGTCTCGCAATTAGTACCCCCCTCTCTAATCACCTGCCTCATAAAAAATTCTCCGGGGGTAAAAATTCTGAGTACTTTATTGAGTGGCAGCGTCCTCTTTCACAAAAAATAGGTTGGTGAGCCTAACTCCTTTCAAGAGAACGTGTATTCTTCATTTGAAAGTGACACTGCCACTGTATAAAGTACTTAGAAACACATAATGAAAGGAGCTAAACTATATGAATACTAGAAATAGAATGAAACTAGATGCCGTAATAATACTATTATTAATTTTAACCTTAATATTATTAGTAGGCACAACTATTAATGAAGAACAACTAACAGAAGAATATAGAACTTTAAATTATAAAGTTGAAGATTTAAAAAATGAAATTGAAGAATTAGAAAAGATAAAGCAAGAACTTATAAATATAAAGAAATTATTAGAAGAGGATATATCAGCGATAGAACAAGAACCTAAAATACTTTCTGAAGAAGAACAGATAGATCTTTATGTTGAGGATATTTGCAAACAGTATAACTTTGATCCTTACTTAGTTAAAAGTGTTATTTGGCATGAGTCAAGATATGATCCTAAAGCTAAGAATACTACTCATTTAGGTTTAATGCAGGTTAGTACTATATGGCATTCAGAAAGAGCTGATAGATTAGGTGTAGAAGATTTTTATGATCCTTATGGAAACATATTATTAGGTGTTGATTATCTATCAGAAATATCTAATAGATATGATGATATTCGATTAGTATTAATGACTTATAATATGGGAGACAAAAGAGCTAAAGAACTTTTTAACGAAGGAGAAATTAGTTGGTATGCAACATCTGTATTAGAAAGAGCTGAAGAATTAAAAACTGGAGGTGATTAATAAATGGCTACTCCTAAGAAAGATGCTAAGCCAAAAAGACGTCCGCCGGCTAAGACACCAGAAGCTCGTGAAGACCAACTTGTTGCACTTGCTATAAATTTGGCTGAACAACAACTTTCTGAAGGAACGGCATCGTCTCAGGTTATAACGCACTTTCTAAAACTAGGATCTACAAAAGATAGAATCGAAAGAGAATTATTAGAAGAAAAGAAAAAAGTATTAGCAGCAAAAGTAGAAGCTATGGAATCAGCTAAGAGAGTTGAGAAACTATACAAACAAGCTCTTGATGCTATGAAAACTTATTCTGGAAATGGTGGTGATGAAGATTAGAAGTTATTCTGAATTAATAAAAATTAAAAAATTTATAGACCGTTTTGAATATTTAAAAATAGGCGGTAAAGTTGGTATTGAAACTTTTGGGTATGATAGATATTTAAATCAATTATTCTATACGTCAAGAGAATGGAGAAGATTAAGAGATGATATAATATTGAGAGATAACGGATGCGACATGTCTACTGAAGGATATGAGATATTTGGTAGGATTTATATACATCATCTGAATCCTATATCTAAAGAAGATATTTTAAATAGAACCCCTAGATTAATAGACCCTGAATTCTTAGTATGTACATCATATAATACTCATAACGCAATACATTATAGTGATAAATCTTTATTACCAGAAACTCCCATAGAAAGAAAACCATACGACACGTGTCCATGGAAAGGAGGTAGGAAATATGAAAAAAGAAGAAGTATATGAAGTGGTAAATTGTAAACAACTAAATGTTAGAAAGATGCCTACTAAAAAATCAGACATAAAAACTGTTCTGGACCAATATGAAGAAGTACATTTAATCTCAAAAAACGGAGAGTGGAATAAAATAAAGATATCGGATTCTGAAGAAGGATATGTTATGTCTAAGTATATAGAGGTGAAACATGGATAATATATTAACCACTATTAAAAAATTATTAGGTATAGAATCTGATTATGACCAGTTTGATATGGATATTAAAATAAATATAAACTCTGCATTTATGAAACTGAATCAGTTAGGCGTCGGACCAGAAACCCCTTTCATATTATCTGATGGAGATGAGACTTGGGATGATTTTCTAGATGGTGATAATGATATAGAATCTGTTAAAATGTATATCTACTATCAAACTAGACTAGGATTTGATCCGCCTAATACTTCATTTATATTAGACGCTATGGAAAGAAGACTTGAGGAGTTATCATGGAGATTAAACACACAAGTTGAAACTAGAGTAGAAGTTGAACCTGAAGAATAAGGAGGTGTAGTATATGAAAAATGAAAGAGTAGATGAATTTTTAGAACATTATGGTGTATTAGGTATGAAATGGGGCGTAAGAAAAGGATCATCCAGTAATAATAGTAAAAAATCTAAATCTGCAGCATCAGATGAAGAATGGAGTAAAAAATCTGCGGAAACAGCTGATAAGTTAATGTATAAAATAACAAATAGTAAAGACTTTGATATTCAAGTTACTAAAAAAGCTATAGAACATATAGAAAATGGAAAAAGAGGTAAAGACTTAGATGATGCGTATATGAAAGATATTTTATATACCGTTAATAAAGAAGTTCAAAAAGAAAAATCGGCATTTAATCCTAGCAAAACAAAAGTTATTCAATACGAGGCTGTAACTAGTCCTAGCAAAAAAGACGTATATTTAGTAGGAAAACCTGTAGATGTTGGGAAAGCAATACATTCAAATTTCAACCAAATAGAAGAATCACTTAAACATGTTAAATTTGTTGGTTATTTAAAAAACTTAAAAAAGAAAAGAGATATCATGCGTAAATTAGAGGATGTAGAAGATGATTTAAACGAATTAGATAATCTTCAATATCCTAATACTACAATTAATTATAAAACTCAAAAAATGGGGGTTCAGAATGATTTAGTAAGAGATAGTGTAAGTGAATTAAAACGTATTAAAAATGAACTTTTAAACGATTTAAGAAGATTAAAACATTCTTCAGATAATTACAAAGTAGATGAGTTCCTAAAACATTATGGTGTATTAGGGATGAAATGGGGTGTAAGAAAGGGTTCGTCATCGAGTTCAAGACGTAAAAAATCTTCTAGTAAAAGTTCTGATGCTAGAAAAACGGATGAATTAGCTAAAAGAGGAGCTAAGAACCTATCCGACAAACAATTAAGAGCTGTTAATAATAGACTTAATATGGAAAAACAATTTAATAGTTTAACAGCGAAACAAAAATCTAAAGGACGAAAATTTGTGGAGGACGTTCTTGGTCAAGCGTCAAAAGAGGCTTTAAAGAATTATGCATCTAAGGAAATGACAAAAGCATTAGAGAGTACATTAACTAAGAAGACAGGATAGGTGATTTAAATGGGTTTATCTAATAAGGCAGTTCCTATATATTATGGACGATTCAGAGAGCAAGTAATGAAAGGTGAAATACCTATATGCCGAGAAATAGCTATGGAAATGAATAGAATAGATGATTTAATAGCTAATCCTGGAGTTTACTATGATGATGACGCTATAAACGGTTTTATAAAGTATTGTGAGAATGAATTAACCTTAACCGACGGTGGAGATTTGCACTTATTAGATACTTTTAAATTATGGGCTGAACAATTATTTGGATGGTATTACTTTGTAGAAAGAAGTGTGTATGAACCATCTAATGATGGCCATGGCGGAAGATACGTACAAAAAACTATTAAAAAACGACTCATAGATAAACAGTATTTAATAGTAGCCAGGGGAGCGGCTAAATCTATGTATGGTTCCTGTATACAGAGTTTCTTTTTAAACGTTGATACTTCTACCACACACCAGATAACTACAGCCCCAACAATGAAACAGGCAGACGAAGTTATGTCACCTATAAGAACCGCCATAACAAGAGCTAGAGGACCATTGTTTGAGTTCTTAACTGAGGGTTCATTACAAAACACAACAGGTTCTAGAGCAAAAAGAGTAAAATTAGCATCTACAAAAAAAGGTATTGAGAATTTTCTAACCGGATCTTTATTGGAAGTTAGACCTATGAGTATTAATAAACTACAGGGACTACGTCCTAAGGTCTCAACAGTAGATGAATGGTTATCTGGTGATATAAGAGAAGATGTTATAGGTGCTATAGAACAAGGAGCTTCTAAATTAGACGACTATTTAATAGTAGCTATGAGTTCAGAAGGAACCGTTAGAAATAGTAGCGGCGATACAATCAAAATGGAACTAATGGACATTTTAAAAGGTGAGTACGTTAATCCACATGTATCTATATGGTACTATAAGTTAGATGATGTCGAAGAAGTTAATGATCCAGCTATGTGGTTGAAGGCTAATCCTAATTTAGGAAAAACTGTTACTTACGAAACATATCAATTAGACGTTGAGAGAGCTGAAAAAGCCCCTGCAGCAAGAAATGATATATTAGCAAAGAGATTTGGTATACCAATGGAAGGGTATACCTACTTCTTCACTTATGAAGAGACATTACCTCATAGGAAGAAGACGTTCTGGCAAATGCCTTGTGCGTTGGGTGGAGACTTATCTCAAGGAGATGACTTCTGTGCATTTACTTTCTTGTTCCCTATTTCGGACGATGTATTCGGTGTGAAAACTAGATGCTACATATCATCATTAACACTTTCTAAATTACCACCAGCTATGAGGATTAAGTATGATGAGTTTATGAACGAGGGTAGTTTAAGAGTTCTAGATTGTACGGTTCTTGACATGATGGAAGTATATGAAGATTTAGAAAAGTTTATTATAAGTAAAGAATACGATATTAGAGCATTTGGTTATGACCCTTACA